TGTCGCCCCAAACTGGCTTCCCATCAACGAGTACTACGCAGTCTATGGCCATGCCATATTGATGGACACTTTGCCCCGGGGCGGCATTCGTCCTGATGGTCTTTCCGTATTGAGGTCCAACGTCCATCAGGATTTTTGCCAAATCCGGTCGGCCCCATTTCTCCGCGAGAGCTCTTGCGCGATGTCTTATCGCGTGTAGTGATCGCCCATTTCGATACAAGCGCGCCTGGTCTTCGGCGCTTCTTAAAGTGCAAGTCACAATTAAATCGGCACTCGGGTCACTGTCATAAATACCCATCAGCTCTTGAACAGCCTCTAAAAAAGTCGTGTTTAGCAGATACAAATTTTTACTCATGGTTTCTCCTGGGTTTTTGTTATTTTTCATCAAAAACGAGATAATCTAATTTAAACTTTTTTACAATAAACAACGAATCAACAAAAAAATGGCAACGTAATTTTGATGTGCCCCCCCCAAAAAAAAATAAGCATTTTGGAAACCTGAAGATTTTAAACTCTCTCGAGTTTTATTTACATCTAACATTTTTTCTCCCATTAAAATTATTCCATTGTTTCGCCATTGCCTTCGCGATACCTGGATAAGTTTTACTTCTTATGATAGCGCGATTCTTAGAAGGAGATAAGTTGTGGAGTCGAGGCTCACGCCCTGGAACAATATGAGTCGGCTTTAACTTAGGTAAATTAAAAAGCCACAAACAAGTAGCTTTTACCTCGCCATGTCCATACTGCCATGGTTGTATTATCTGATCTGGTTTTCGGTATCGGGTAGACATAATGCTTATTGGGTGCTCGATGCAGCCTCGTATTTTCCCGCGCATTCTTTTGTCTTTTTCAAATCTCTCAACAAACATCATAAAAAAATCTATAGCGGCTTGTTGTCTTCCGTCCGCAATTTTCTCAGGAAACCACCGAGCTCCAGATACAGCAGTATGCGTACATGGAGGATGCGCTATGATCATATCCCACGAATCGTAGAGGATGTCGCGAATGTCACATTGGATGTGCCATTGAGGCGCACCTCCATAACAATTCTCTATATCGCAAGAGTACGATTCATGCTCCTGGGCACGAAAAGCTTTACATACCTCTTGTGACCTTTCACAAGCAATTAAGATTTTCATATACGTTCCCTATTTTAAAAAAATTAAAACGGTACAAACTCTTTGTAATATTTCAGCGCGCCATCAATAGTTGACTGAATTATTTGCGCGATTTGCTCCGGAGTCCAATTGCGCGGCGGCGTGTCGGGGCTAGAGACGCTTTCCACCGATTTCATAAACGCCCTGATTGCAGCGTCCCGAGCCGCAATCAGCAAATCCTCGTCCTTGGTGCTGCTCCCATTATATACAAAATACGGGAATTGCATTTTCTCGTTATCGGTTATGCGTCCTATATGATACTGCAAAGCGACCGATACATCAGACTCATGGGCGAATTTATTAAAATGCGCCAATAATTCACTCAAACTCATATGTTTCATTTTTCTCTCCATGTTTTTCAATCTCTTATAATACAACGAATATGCAGTACATGCAACTAGTTTGACTTTGTGAGCTCCGGGATATCTTTAAAACGGTAAATCTGAGTCGTCATAGCCAGGTGTACCCTCACAAGGCCCGTATTCCATCAGTTTAGCCGGTGGTTTTTTGAAGTCCACGGCACCAAACACTCTATCCCACCGCCCCTCACGGATAACGCCTATACGCGAGGGAATCATGAGCTCGTGCGAGATTTTCAATAAATCCGTAACTGTTGAAATAGCTTGAGGATTAGCGACACCTCGCTCACGCATAAATTGATCAGCTTTGAATCGTAACCAGCCCGTTCTCTCTATGTGCTGCCAGTCGTGAAACTCTTCCGGTACAGTATATTGTTCGTCATAGTCGTCAAAATTATCAACGCAATAATAAGTGACTTTAAACGAATCCGGTTTCCCCTCTTTTTGATGTCTCACGTAGGTCACATCTACCACATTGAACCACCTGGTAGTGGCCAATTCGGACATTGGCGACGTTTCGCTGGCTGTTTTTTCGTGTTTTGGTTTTGGCGGCGGGAATAAATACCCGCAATCTGGACACTCCAATAATGATAAATGTACGTAACTCCCACACTCTGGACACGCCTTTACCGGGGCTTCGCCATCACCGGCACTCATTTTTTTGTCTTTGACGTCAATTAAATCAATGGGCCCATGGCGCTCGATATTTTTAGCGAAGTCCAATATCAAGCAGTCTTTTTTACCATCAAATGTGCGCATTCCGCGACCGCAAATCTGGACATATAGCGCGGTTGACTGTGTAGGTCGTAACATTGCCAACATATCAATACCCCGGGCGTTGAACCCGGTTGTCAAAATATCGCAATTAGTTAGCGCCTGAATTTTAAAACTTTTGAAATCGTTTATCATTCGGGCCCGGTCTGTTTTTGAAGTATTGTTCGAGATGCACTCAGCCACGACACCTCGAAACCGCAACTCCTCCGCAACACTTTCAGCGTGCGATATTCCCGAGCAAAAAATCAACCATGAGCGGCGGTCCGCCCCAAACTGAATGATCTCTTTCACGGCCGCTTGAGTCAATTCATCCTGATTTACCGCGAGATTAAGCTCTTTGGGAATAAACTCGCCTCCGCGAGTGTGGACCGCTGCCATATCATATTGAAGTGAGGTCCTTTTTCCAACTAACGGAGCCAAAAAGCCTTCATCAATCAACCGCTTCACCGAGACTTCATATGCGATATCGTCAAAAAGCTTGTTGTCACCAGTAGTTAACAGCCCGGAATCCAGCCGGTATTGTGTAGCTGTCAGGCCAACGACTTTTACATTTTCATTAATCGTAAGACAATCATCAATGAATTTCCTGTATGATGTATTATTATTTTGGCTGACCAAGTGACACTCGTCAATAAAAATTAAGTCAAATGGGCGCGGGAATTGAAATTTGAACGCCTTATTTCGGATTGATTGAATTCCTCCAAAAATCACCGAATCGTTTAAATCTCTTCGCTTCAATCCAGCGGAGTAAATCCCCGCTGAAGCCTCCGGCCAATACTCGGTAAATTCAACGTAATTCTGTTCTATGAGCTCTTTTACGTGAGTCAGCATTAATATTCTCACGTATGGCCATTTCGTTAAAATATGTTTAAAAATCGAGGCCATCACCAGGCTTTTGCCTGATGCGGTTGGCATCACAATGAGCGGATTCCCAGAGTAATTTGACAAATAAAACATCAAACTATCTTGCGCTTCCTGTTGATAGCCTCGCAAAGTCAGTGGTGGTGTGTTGATCATTTTTTTAACATCTCGACTAATTGAACACTGGTCACATCTCCGGGCGCGTTTCCTACCGCGACCCCCCCGGCAAAATGAATTGTTGTATTGGCGGTGTCTTGATCCAGGGTGCAATCCGTTGGTTTTCCAAAATTATTAAACAAAAAATCGGGGATATATATATGTTTTACACACCCGGATTTTCTAAAATCGAGATTCAAAGAAGCTCCGTTTACATTGCACGTCCAGACTGCGTCCGTACTCCTGGTTGTTACCGGTGTTGAAAAAGAACAAGTCTCGCAACGGACATCAGGTATTTTTTTATAGTGACACATTTCATGAAAATCACAAAATTTGCACTTATAAAAACTCGGGTCTTCGGACATTTTCTCAGGTGGTGTGGTTGATTCGATAATATATTTGGCTTTTGCGATGAGCCCTTGAGCAATTTTTTTATTGAATTTCACACGCTCCTGATAGATATGATCACTGTTTTTATTAACCGACAAATATAATGCTCGTTTTAATTCCAGATAATACATATATATTTGCATTTGCGCGAAATGTTTAGGTTGCGCGACTTCAACTCCGCTCTGGTTAAGTTTTTTCCATGTTTTATCATTGGCGGTTTTAAATTCAAGGAGGTGCCAGGTCTTCGGCGCTTCGGGGATGCGGAGAGCTTTTCCGTCGCACGAACCGGCAAAGTGACCGCCAATATCTTTAAATCCGTATTGTTGTATCGAGCCGGTGGTTTCGTCTACTTTTCCCTCGTCAACGATGACTCCGATTGCTCGGAGATCCTCAATTAGCGTTGCTTCCTCTAGGTGACCTCGCTGAAAGAGCCTCAATATGCGCCCCTCGAAAACCGGGGCGGCGCATTGATGGAAATTATACCAAATTTTTCGTTGGCATTCCTCGCCAATTTCAGATGCGCCCAGATGGGTTCGTTCATGTTCGCTGATCGCCTTAGCATATAGCACGGCGCACCTCGCAGCAACACGAGCTCGATGCTCGCTCGTGTTGCTGCTCTTGTACATGTCATAGATGGCCTGTACCGTAAGATTGGTCTCCGGCAAGTCGCCTCCGGACATATTACTGTTCATTTTTTTGCCTTTCATAATGATTTAGTATTCAATCCGCATTGGCATAAGTAAGCAAATATACCTAACTTCTGATGTTTTATCGTCAAATTTCACAATGACAGGTTTTATCTTATCGCGAAACTCACACCGGAGAGTATTGCATGGCATTTTACCGAATCCCGCAATTGCGAGATCAGCATCAAGACCAATATCAAGATTAGTACCCTCATAAGAGCCAGTCAAAGTCTCTTTTACAGATCGGTTCAGCAGCATATCCGAGCTGGATATTCGACTGACTTTTTCCTGTAAATTCAATACTGCGAGTTTTGATATCGCGGAGGCCGAAAGGCGCGCGAGTTTAAAATTAGCGATAAACGATTCCCGATCAATTTCAAGAACTCCACTCGGATCGTCTGTTGGGATCATTGATTGATATTGCGGATATTTACTGTCAATCAATCTCGATTGCATAAAAAGCCCGTCTAGATCAATAGATATATATTTATCGTTTACAGAAATACGCAAACTATCAATAGTCAACTTCGATTTAGCGATTATTTCACAAGTGGCTCTCGGGAGAATTACGCCCAATGATTCACCGTCATAATCAATCGGAAGAATACACTCGTATAAGATATGTCCATTAGTGCCAGTTGCACGCAATTCTTTTTTATTGAATTGCAAAAACACACCCGTAAGTGCCGGGCGCAATTCATTTTTTGCAGTAAAACTCGAGCAAATATCCAATACACGCAAAAAATGTGCTTTAGAAACTACGGCTTCTACCGTGTCATCTATTTTTGGTGATACGGGAAAATCACACGTGTCATGCGATATCTCCTGTATTTTTTTGTCGCCGCAAATCAATGTAATACCGGATTCGTTCGGTATCTGCACGAGCTCGATTGTCTCTTCACTCGGGAGGACGGACAATATCCGGTCAAGTTGACGCGCTTCAATTGTTGCTGATCCAGGCTCTTCAACCTCGACATCAACCATGTATCGTAAAGTGACGTCTAAGTTAGTGCTCGTTAATTCAAGTTTTCCATCGGCACTTACAATCATGCAGACATGCGTCAAGATTGGCAAGGTCGTTTTTTTTGGCACCGCGGGTAAAACTTTTTTCAAAGCCTCAATCAGTAAGCCGCACTGGATTTTAAATTTCATGCGCTTAGCTCTCCCGGAATTGGCTTGAAATATTCAGGGTGCGACTTTTTTTCTTGCGCTATGTATTGACGAAAAGCCTCAACATAGATTGCGTTTTTTGTCGCACCCGGTTTCCAGTATTTTAATTGGTTGACGGCCTTTCCGAGCTCTTTGGGAGCTCGGAAAGTGGCTGTATATTCGTTTTTAGCTTTTGCGGGTCTCGGCATGTTATGCTCCTGTAGTAGTGTTAGGTGCAGCACTCGGAGGCCCCGCGGGCTGCTGCATGCCGGTATTGTTGGGTGCCCATCCGAGGCCGTCACTTGCGGGTGCGTTCATGGTGCCCGGTGCTGGGGCTTGATAACCGGTAGGTGCTGGGGCTTGATAACCGGTAGGCGCTGAGGGTGTACTTGGTGCACTCCCTGGTGAATTTGTAATTTTAAAGTCCTCGAAGTTGCGCGGGAAAAATCGCGTAACTTCGTTATTCGCGAGATATTCGCCTTTCGCGGGTTTCATGATCACCGAACATCCCAGGGGAATATTCAGTAATTCCGCTGCGTTTTCACATGTGGGTTTTCCCACTCCCCGCTTCAGCCCGTCAAGTAAATTGAGCGCGATCCGTCGCGCTATTTCTGAGTGATTCCGTAAGTTCAGATTAACGAAAATTTTACGCCCCTGATACTCAGGATTCCCTGCATGATCCTGCAAGATATTGAGTGTGATTTTCAGCGCCATTGGCCCGGCGCCTTTTTTTGTTGCCTCCCATGCTGCTTTTTCAGCGACAATAACATATTTACCAGCCGGAACCGGCTCAAATGTCATCTTATTGTTTTCATTGCCGTTGCCTCCGGCAAATTCCGTTAAATCACCCATGTTTCTCCTCTCGGCCATCAATAGCCGGTTAAAATGGTTTTGTTTTTTTTTACTGCTTATGTTTTTTTATTGCTGCTGCTGATCTGCTTCCGTCAATGCTGGCAAGCCAGCTGCAAAACGAAATTTTTGTGATTGCAACATTGCCGCGGCGAAAGTGTTCGCATCAAATGGAATCTGCGAAGGTAACTCGTACCGATTTTTGGCGTAATGTGCGCCCTGCTCCTCCAGGTATAACACGCGTGGAAGCGCGCCTTTTATGACTTTTTGTGCGCGTTCAGCGTCTTTTGTGTGTGCTTTTCCGTCAATTACGGTGTTGGTAAAAATCTCATAATTAGCGAATCCTGCTATATCAACATATTGAAAAAAGTAATCCGCAACTCTCGGATTATCGAGACTAATCGAATATTTATTGAACACATCCATCCCCGGCGGGGTCATTTTTTCAATTTTTGAATGCGCAATAAACACAACGTGCATTCCGGTACGCTTACTCACCTGGTCAAACATATCGAGCAGAGGTGCCCAATATCTGTCACGCTCGCCAGTCTGCCATTTCCCGAAACCACCAAAAGTCTCCTCTACATTAAGAGTCCGCGGGTGCTCCTGGAGCGCTTTTGCGTGAACCATTTTTTCGACCGCGGTGATGGTATCAACACCGAGAAAATGGTATCGCTCTGCAACATCAGCAGGATTGTCAATGACGCTCTGCAAAAATCCAACCAACTCGTCATAGGTATCAATATCAACACCAGCACAATATGATTGTCCGGTCTCCGTCCGGATCATGAGCGCGTCTTTTATGTCAAGCCCATTATTTTTAAAAGCCTGCGAAATACGCTCAAAAAATGTTGTCTTCCCGATGCCCTGGACGCCATATAATAGGATTTTACAATATGGTGTCATACCACTCGAGATTTTTTCAAAATTAAAAGCCAAAATTACTCCTCCTCCGTTACAACAACGGCGTCAACTTGAACGTGGTTTTTCCCGGTTTCGTTGTGATTGCCCGGGCCAGTTTGCAATATGCCTCTGGATTTTCTTTTTCTAGCCGTCTAAGTCCAGCAATAGAAAGCTTATAGATGATTTTTTCTTCTTTGATAACAACCCCATCGAGCTGATACTCCTGACCCTGAAAAGCCTCAACGGTATACTCAGCGAAAAACTTCTGATCAAGAGTTCTGTTTTTCTTCCCCGTGATCACGAGCTTGTACTTGTCAGTAGTATGCGTCTGCGAGCCTTCGTCTTTTTTCCCGAATGCGCCAACAAGTAATTTCTCAATCTCGGCTTTTTCTCGGTTGTTGTCCGCTTCCCGTTTGAGACACTCATGATATTTTTTCATGAGTGTCTCTGGTTTGATTTTTGCCATTTTTTCTCCTTTTTTGTTTTTAAAAAGCTAAATATCTAAAAAGTACGTACCACACGAAAACCGTAGTGGTCACAACAATGATCCGGGATAGTCCAGAGACGACGTGTAGACTGACAAGCCTTATAAGGGGAAAGCCAGGAGCCGCCCCGCAACACACGTGCATCACCACGCGGAGAATTTATCCAGGCGCTCCCGTCTGTTGGCGCTCCATCGTACCTCTCATGGTAGTCATCCTCACACCACTCCCAGACGTTACCGTGCATATCATACAACCCCCAGGCGTTAGGCAGCTTTTGAGCAACGGGGTGAGTCGTATTACCTGAATTGCCATCATACCAGCCCGCCCTGTCAAGGTCTGATTCTGAGTTTCCTGTGTTATAACGCGTTACCGTTCCAGCGTGGCAAGCGTATTCCCACTCGGCTTCAGTTGGAAGACGGTAACCTTTCCCTGGATCAAGCTTATTCAGTTCTCTGATGAACTCCTGGCAATCATTCCACGTGACTCTTTCTACTGGTCGGTCATCACCCTTAAAGAATGACGGATCTATCCCCATCACCGCCTTCCATTGCGCCTGTGTCACTTGCGTTGTCATCATTTGAAAACTGTTGACTATTACTCGGTGCATGTATCCCTCGCGAAAATAATGATCAATATCTCCCGGAAGCGAGCCCATCAAGAACTCGCCACCAGAGATTGAAACGAAATTTAAGTTTAACATTATTTTTTCTCCTTTGCTGATACGGTAAGGTAGATACCCCAAGCGGCGCATTGTGTATCCGCTGATAAGGTGCATTCACCTGGATCGAATGGGTAGTCGTCTTTCCTCGCACAATGTTCACACCTGGTACAGGGTCTTTTGTTGTTTTGTGCACGTTTGATTTTTGTGCTGTCGATGAGGATATACTCTACATCATCGCGGATCAAAATCTGATTACTCATTTTTCTTACTCCTCAGTATGTGTTGTTGTTGTGAGTGCAATATACACAGTACGGTACAATATATCAAGTACTTTTTGATGTGAGGCTCTTAGAGCTCTCGGGGTCTATCGCATGAGTTGCTATATATATAAGGAGGGGTTCTGTTTTTACGAAAACTCGCCTCCGCGAGCATCCGCTTAATGCAACTTGATGCGAGCTATTGCGAATTAACGCAAAACATATATATATTGTTGCACAAAAAAAAACAAATAGAGGAGCCGTCATGGCCCGGGATAAAAATAGTCTTATGCGCGAGAGAGAGCTTGCAAAAATGCTTTGCGTCTCTGTGAGCCAGATACAAAAAGACCGATGCAACGGGGTTGGCGTCCCGTTTATCCGTCTAACCAAACGGCGGATCAGATATAGATATGGTGATGTGGTGCAGTACATCAAAAAAAACCGGGAACAATAATAACCATGACAAGCATGATAGATATTGCGTTATTTTATATAAAACAAGGATTTGCAGTTTTTCCGGTTCACTCGATCAATGCGAGCGGGCATTGCACATGTGGTAACCCAACATGCGGCCCACCCGGAACCCACGGTAAACAAGGGAAACACCCGATAGCCGAAGCTGTCCCGCATGGACATAAAGACGCAACATTGAACCCACATGTCGCGAGCGCCTGGTTTAAGAAATATCCCTGGGCTAACATCGCAATCGCAACAGGCGAGCTATCTGGGAACCTGGTAGTGATTGATATCGACAACAAACCCGACCGGGGGATCATGGGCGAGGAGACATGGTTTGAGTTGCGAGAGACTTTCAACAACGAGCCGGAGACTCCGAACGTCCTAACCGGATCAGGCGGTCGTCATATTTATTTTCGAGTTCCCGGTGAGCTCGCCATCCGAAGTGGGACCAACAAGCTCGGGGCAGGTATTGACGTTCGGGCGCTCGGCGGCTATGTAGTCGCACCGCCATCACTCCATATATCTGGGAATCGGTATGATTGGGACGCAGACCTGGGTATAGAGACTACCGCGATCATGGAGCTCCCCGAGTGGCTGGCAAAAAAATTAAAAGACACACCTCAAAAAATCACGCGCAACGCGCCCGCGATACTACTCAGTCAACGAGAAGTCAACGAGATCCGCTCGGCGTTGAACACGATCAATCCAGACGAGCGCGACACCTGGCTCGAGATAGGCATGGCCTTACATTCCACGTATGCAGACATGCAGGCTTACGAGCTATGGAGAACCTGGTCGGAACAGAGCAATAAATACGATCCGCGGGAGCAACTCAGGGTGTGGAGATCATTTACGCCGGAGCAAGGCATTACAATTGCTTCGCTGTTTCATCACGCGAAAAATGCCGGGTGGTTTCGCCCGGAACCCGAGGCCGTGTCGCTATCAGATATTGAACCAACGATTACGAGCCACTCGCTCGAGGAGCCACAAAAATTATATGAGCCGCCCGGGCTTACCGGTCAACTAGTGGCCTTCATGAACGATACCGCTCTCTATCGTCAACCGGCGTTCAATACCATTGCCGCCCTCTGTTTCCTGGGGTGTATCATGGGTGGTAAAGTTTCCGGCACCACGGGAGTAAGGACAAATCTATACGGTGCCGCGATAGGCCCTACTGCATGCGGGAAAGAGCACGCAGTGAAAGTCATAAAACATCTCGCGCAATCAGTTGCCGGGCTCGAGGACTTCCTCGGCGGCGAGACAATCGCTTCAGGACAAGCAATATTGACTCGATTGAGTATACATAGCAATATATTGTTTCAGCTCGATGAATTTGGGCTGATGCTGAAATCGCTGATGAGTACCGGGGCGGCACACCATCACACAGAGATCATGAAAAATCTGATGACGCTGTACTCGAAATCAAACTCAACGTATCTATCAACTGAGTATGCTGATCAGAAAGCGCGCCCGCGCATCACGATAGACTATCCGTGCGTCTGCATGTACGGCACCTCAACCCCGAGCGAGTTCTATGGAGCGCTTGGTTCAGCGTCCATTGCTAATGGATTTTTGAACAGGATCATTATCGTCAATCCAAAAATGGGGCGGCGTCAACGACAACGTAACCGAATCTCAAAAAAAAATATCCCCGACGATATCATTACTACGCTCGAGAATCTCCGGGACCTGGCAGCTGGTGACGGGGACCTGGCCGAGATATTGAAAACGAATCCGGCAGTTATTCAAAAATCACCTGATTGTATAGATTTCGCTGATAGCATCGAACTTTATATTGACAACGAATATACCGAGTCAATCGGGAAAAATAGCGAGGGTATGTGGGGGCGCGTGTTCGAGCAGATTGAAAAAATCGCGGTGATTGTCGCGGTGGCAAATTGCCCGGACAAGCCAATGATCACGCACGAGATATATCAATGGGCTTCAAATTTCGTAATTTATCACACTCACACAACAATCAAAGCCCTTTTAACCAACGTGTCAGATACACATTACGAGAAGTTAAAAAATTCATTCCTAAAAGAAATCGAAAATTCAAAAAATCGAGGCCTTACAACATACGAGATGAGCCGAAAAAAACCTTTCAATCAGATAAAACCTGGTGAACGATCAGACATTATTGCCGATTTACTCGATTCCGGCCTGATCCAATTTGCCGAGATTAGCACCGGGGGAAGAGGACGGAGTGCATATATTGCATTGCAAAGCGCGTAAAACAAAAACTTTTCACAAAACTATGTGAAAAGTTGTGAAAAGGGAACTCGGGTTATAGCTATGAGTTAGAAAACTTTTCACAAAGGCTTTGTGAAAAGTTCAGCGGGAAATAGTCACGAGTTACGCGGTTTTTTGAGACTTTTCACAAAAACAGCCCTAAGAGAG